TGGGGAATGATGTCCACAATTACATATTAAAAATCTCACTTCATCGAAAACAATACCAGTTTCGTTGAAGTGGACATTTGTAAAAATTTCGTTTCATCGAAAAGACCATCGTTTTCATCGACGTATAGTTAAAATGTGTGTTTTACAATTTCCTCTCATCGAGCACGACGCCGACAACGGCTTGCGTTTCGCCGAAACGGAGGATGATGCAATAAAAATAATTTTATAACTGCGCAATAGATTTTTATCATTTCCCCGACAATTGCATACACTTCAGCCAAAACCTATATTCGAGTTTTTATTAAAAAAAATTAATAACGCGTTTCATCGAAAGCGTCGTGCTTGTCGTCGAAACGTACATTCGAGAAAGGTTTTGTAAAAATTTTTAGCGAGCGACCCTCAAGAAATACTTTTATCCAAACTTAAAATTTGTGTTACTCGACGATAACGTATCTTTCGTCGAAACTAACTTGGAAAAAATCTCGGTAAAACATTTAACGAGATCAACTTGACCGACATCGAACCCTCTTTCGACGATATTAACTTTATAAAAATCTTTTGCTAAAAATTTTGAGGGATTATCTTCATCGATATTAATGCTTCTTTCTCGTAAGTACGCTTTTAGAATTTCGTTAAAAGGTTTATCGACGCCTACTATCGAAAACACCACGTGTTTCGTTGAAATGAGATTTTCTTTATAGCAAAAGATTTAAGAGATTCACTTTGAGAATAATACAATTACTCGGCGGTAATAGGATGCTAGTGGCGACGATAATGTTGTTGTTGTTGTCGCCGTCGTACTAGTAGTCAACGACACGATCGAGGTCACAATATTAAAACGTTGCCGGCGAATTGTGTTTTGATTCTAATTTTCGAAATGGACTCCCCGTTGTACATTACGTCGATGTACACGTTCTTTTTGTCGAAAGTCACGTACACGTCGATGCGCGGAACGATCTGTAGCGTGTGATAGGTGAGTTTGTCCTGGGGATCGGTCACGTACACGAATCCGTCGAGACACAGGGTGCCCTGCGTGCCTCCCGCGTCTCCGCTGACGGGCACGATGCAATGATTATCGTCGTTGACGTAATAGTCGCTGATCACCGATATTAGGGCGCCGTTGTCGTCGAATATGGGCGCGCTCACGTACAGCTGGGCCATGAACTCGGCGACGTTGTTCTTCTGCACGACCGCCGGCACCTGACCGTACACGTAGTACTTTCCGTAGTGGTGATGCGTGTAGTACATTCGATCCTGAACTCGCATCCTCCGCAGATAGGCCTTTTGGTTCGAGTCGAAGAGCATGATGTTGATGTACGAGTTCTTTTTCAGCTTGGCGAATTTCACGTCGCTCGCCACGCCCGGGTAGTGGTACTTGATGCGCTCGAACTCCGAGGCGGTGTCGTGCTGGCCGAAAACGTGGACGCGGACCGATCGGTCCTTTTCGCTGATGAGATAGACCCGCCGCGTAATGTGGTTCACCGAGTAGATGACGGATTTCATGTGTTCGACGCGGGGAGCGGGTTTGGCGACATCGTTGGTCGCGACCGAATTAATACGCAGTGACATTGAAAATGATGTCGTTTCGATGATCGTTCAAGGTTTTATATAGAGCAAATTATACACACACGCATCATTTATTGTAAATATATTTCCAGTTTATTTTTAATTTTCTCTCGGCAAATACAACACACTTTACATCGTTTTGCGCATTCGGAACAGGTCGAGACGTGACGACACGGTAGAAAGCACGTGTCCCTCTCGCGCTCGAAGCATATCTTGCACATGATGTCATCGACGCTATTGGTATTGGAGGCGTCGATGTTTGCTATTTTGTCATTGCTAAAAATAGGAATGTCATCATCATCATCATCATCATCGTTATTCTTGTTATCGAACAGGTCGTTGTTTAGATCCGGGTAAATGTTCGCATACTGGTTATTTTCCATTGTAGCGACATCGTTATTATTGTAGTCGTAGTCGTCGTCGTCATCGATATCTTCCCAATTAGGAGCGGAGGGCGCGTTGAAGTGACAGTTTGGCGAGTAATGAGCGTGTATGGGGCGTACGTCTTCGTCGGCCTTCAGTTTGACGATGACAAATTTGCACGAGGAGCAGCGAATTTCAAATTTTTTCCCGTAATAGTAGAAGCCGTTCTTGGCGAGCGTTTCGCGATTGTCCCCGTAGTGGGCGCGTGAAGTTTTGAATTTGAGAAAGGATTGTTTGCGCAGCGCTTCGTTTCCGAAGAGCCGCTCGGTGGCCATGGGGCACGTCGAGAACGTGTGGTACTTGAGGCGGCGGGCGTCGAGTTTTTTCATGTAGAGCGGGCAATACGCGCATTTGTAATTGCATAGCGCGTCTCGGTAGATGCCCACGGCGACGAGGTCGTCGATGTATTCTCGCGTCAGACAGCTGTTTTCAAAGGTTTCGAGTCGATCGCGCGGGTCCCGGTAGAATCCCGGCGGGGCCAAGTCGTAGGTTTTCCAATTTCTCGTTGCAAGCATCGGCGGCGTGGCGGGCATCTTCAAGAATGCGAAGCAATTGTTCGAGCGCTCGTTTTTGTCTGAGCGCAAAGTGTCGGGTGCGCGCGTCGAACCTCGTCGGCCTCTTCTCGACGACGATTCCATCGGCAAGTTTTCCCTTGCAAACTAGATACTTTTCAGAGTTTGCGGCTCGAGAATGCGCCGGTTTGTATATGGCGTATTCGTTGAAGTGCGAGACGAAATCTTCGAGAAGACTTATTGTTGAGCGTTCGAATGTGTCGAAGATTTTCAAAACGCAATTGCCGCCGGCGCGCAAAGCGTCCAAGATTATCGAGCATTCTTTGCGTATGAGATCGAACGAGAGCGACTCCTGATCGTTTTCGTTGCCGCTAACGTCGAAGGCGCCGTCGGCGACGACCAGATCGCACTTGTTCCTGCAAAAGTACATGAGTTCGAAGAGCACGTTGGCGTCGAAAATGTCGCCCGTATCGAAGCAGCCGTACATTTTTCTAAAGTTGGGATGATCAAAGGTGTAATCGCAATCGTTGTTGTCGCGTAGGGTGACGCCGTAGCCCAGACAATCGGCGTTGACGTCGAATATGTATTTGGCGAACTGGCCGGGGCCTCCGCACAGATCGAGGAACACGTTGACGTTGCGGCACAGTTGAAACTTGTCGTCGATGTCTCGTATCTTTGAATAGCATCGGTTGCGTACGTGCCGTCCGCGTTCTAGAGTTTGTCGAGCGCGTCGTATGTCGCGCACGTCGTACTCGTTCAGTTTATCCTTCAACGCGTTTAATTGTTTTTTCAAATCTCCCAATCTATCTTCCATTATTGATGACGATGTCGTCGTTGTCGTTGTCGTCGGGATTGAACTGTTGAGCGACTGCCACGGTCAATAGAATGGCGCAAATAAAAGCAAAGAACACATGAATTGACATTATATTCAAAGCGGACAGCGTACCAGTAGGTCGATTCATCGCCTTGTTCAAATTATCGTTTGTGATCAATAGAGTTTTATCTTTGACTTCGTATATCAGCGGTCGATTGTAGTCAAAGTTTTCAAAATTAGCTTTGTTTATCATCGTCCGAAACGTGGTATCCGTCGGCGAAGCTAGAACAATATTGATTATCAAATCTTTCCAAGCGTGCTCTCTGCTCTCGGGCGACACTTCGACGCGGTCCCTGTTCAATAGACGCCATCGAACCATGTCCTTTTCAAAGTCTCAAATGAAGAATACCACCGCCGAGATCGACAATGAATTGTCGTCGTCGTTGAAGCGTTCTCTCGACGACGTGTCTCTGGAAGGCAACGCGAGCTACGAAGGCGGCAAACGGCCCCGCTATTCAAACAACGGCAAGAATAACTCGACGAAACGAATGTCTAGCGGATCGACGGCTAGCGTTGATTCGATGACGAAAAAAATTTCCAAAACCGTCACGGGACAATTGGTGACAAAGAATATGTACTGCGTCAACAATGAAGCTTTTTACTTATTTAAATTTTTGGTGGACAACGTGCCGAAAAACTACTATGGAAACAATAATTTGTATCAAACGTTGAAACTGGACAACGTCTACGAGATCGAGTTGGTGTACGAGAACAAGAGGCTCGCCATCGACAAGGCCACGCTCTGCAAGAATACGGACAAGACGATCATGGTGAAGCGGTACGTGGAACCCATCGACTTTGACGGCGAAGACACGATCACGGTGGGCGCCAAGCTAAAGTACGGATTCAAACTGATCGACAGCGATGCGTACAAGGTGGTGTTCATCATAAACCACGGAGACGGTCCCGACAATTACTGTCCCGTCCAGATCGAGTGTATGGCCAACTTGAAACGATGGGCGGCGTGCATCAAAGACGATACCATCACGAACGAAAGATCGCTCTTGGAGTACTTTAACGCGGCGCAGAATAAAATGTTTAATTTGTACCGCGTCAAGTGCCAGCAGAGCAACGGCAGCTACAAGAACTTTTCGATCCAGAACATTACGCAAATTTCAATGATAAACGATCCCGACTTTGAGATTGACGAGGACGAGGACAACTTGAGCAACATCAGTAGATCGAACAAACGCGTCGTCTGCGGCCAGATCGGCAAGGTGAACGTCGAGAGGCAGAGCGATGATCGTTTTTCAATTTCGTACCAGCTGGTCGACGACAGAGACGAATGGGTCAGGGGCTCGTTTTACGTGAAGAACAACTATCAGCAAAACGACAAGAAAAACAACGGCAACGACAAGATGGATAAACTCGAAAAGTTGGAGATTGATTTGAATCAGTTGAACGATTTGATCGACGACGACATTTACAAGGTGTTCATTTACGCCGCCGTGGACGTTGTCACCAATAATTGTAACGTGTTGGGTTTGACAAAGATTGAGATTGATACCGATTCTTTTGAAGGTGTTTAATGTGTATAGATTACAATGTATAAAATATTTTTGTATTAATAAAAATTTTATATTATAAAAGTTTATTGTTTTACTTTGTCGGTTTAATGGCCTCCTTTCTGCCCATGAGTTCGATGCGAGTTTTGAAATCTTCAATTTCCGTTGCGGATCTCTCGATTCTGTCTTGCAAAGGAGCCACCTGCTCGATTAGTCTGTCGATCTTTGAGACTAGATTAACTTTTGAATCTTCCAAACGTTCTTGTAATTGGGCGCTCTCTATGCCGAGCTGTTGATCGCACATTTCCCTCACGGCCACGTTTTCCGCCCGCAACAAAGACACCTCGTCGGCCAAGTTCTGAGTACTTTTCGTGTTGAGCGCTTTGAAATCGAGCGCAGACAATGCCGCTTGATTGCTAATTAACGATTCGACTTGAGACCGTGTTTTGAGAGCGTCGTTTTTGATCACCTCTAACATTTTAACGTTGCTGTCGATCGTTTCGTTGTATTTGGTTTTCATCTCTTGCAATTGTTGATTTTTCAACTTGTGCTGCTGTATCAGTCTCTGCGTTTCCTCGATGAGTTTGGCCTTTTGCTCGTCGATCCGCCGCACCGCTTTAACTTTACGGATCGGCTTTACGGCGATACTGCTCCTCCGCTTTTTGCTCTCGTCCTGCAAACGACTGTAACTATCTTCGAGACTCTTGTTCCTTTCGACCATACGCCTGTAGTTGTCGTCGAGAGTCGCGATCTGGGCTTGAAGCTCTTCGTTTCTCGCCTGAACCGCTCTCAATTGCGACTGGGCGTCTTCGAACGAACTGAGTTTCAGAGTGGTTTCGGCCAAGTAGGTGTCCTTTTCGTCGATACGGCGTCTCAGTTCGGCGACGGTTTCGTCGTATCGCGTCTCCATTTGGACGAGCTGCTGTTGCAGTTGCTGATAGGCTTGAGACTGTTGCGTCAACGCCGCGGACTGAGCCTGGGATTGTTGAGAGACGCTCGTCTGTGCGGATCGCATTTCGTCGACGTATCCGATCAGCCGCGTCACGAGTTCCTGTTCGCTTTCGGGAGCGGGGCTATTGACGTTGGTCCGATAGTAGTTTCGTAGTTTATCAAAGGCGGTGTTGAGAACGAGCGTTTTGCTCTGGAAAGCATCGTATTGCTGTTCGAGAGACGTGTATCGCGTTTGCATTTTAGTGATTTCGATTTGCTGCTGTTGGATGGTATTGTTTAGCAGTTCGATACGTTGATTGTTGAGAGCCTCGATTTCGGGAGTTATTGTAGACGGTGGTGGTGGTGGTGGTGTAGGTTGAATTGGCGCGGGAGGCGGTGGCGGAGCGTTGACCATGTTTACGACGGCGTTTTCGACTTCGGCGATGACCGTCATCAGCCTGTCCTCCGTTCGGATCGACGAGATCACAAACTCGCGTTTCGTGATTCGCGCCACGATCCGGCAATAGGACATGATCAAAGCGGAGATCCATCGGCACACGCTCGGCCCGTTGGGCAGGACCCAATTGGTCTCGCGCTCGATGCACTGTAGCAGTTCGGCGATGTCGTTGTTTGTCTGAATCGTGTCGAAATTGTCCAACAGGTCGAGGCTGATCGTTATCTGCTCGTATCGCACGTACTTTCGCACCAGATACACAATGTGGCGCAATAATTGTTTGTATGACGCAACACCGGGCGTCCGTTGCGCGTTCACGTACAACACGTTCAAACTCGACAAATCGTTTTGCTCGATACTCAACGGCGCCGTAACCACCATTGTTTGCGGCGACGACGACGATGTTTCGGTTTGAGTCGGTGGTAATGTTGTAGTTGTTCCGGTTGGTGGTACCGCGTTGAACGTAAACGACTGTAAAGGCGGTTGTTGTTGTTGCTGAGGTTGCATTTGAGACGGAGGCTGTTGTGTAGGTTGTGGTGTTGGTAGAAAAGGATTATAGGCGTTGGGGACGTTGGTGTTGTAGTCGTACTTGTAGTTGAAGTTGTGTGTGATTTGGCTGGCGTTAGTACTGTTCGGCATCAAGGCCTCCATAGTGAGTTCGGGCAATTGTAGATCGATACGATTAGCTAAATGAGGTCTGTACATCAGTATAATAGAACGAACTCGTTGTAGTACATCTTCAGTGTTGGCTTGTCCTCGACAACGCTGGCTCATACTGTTTATTGTTTGTAAAAGATTTTGGACCGTGCTCGCACTGACGTCCGTGTTTTTATACTTTGGAACGTTGCGGTAACTCATTATGACTTCGTCGTCGTCGTCGACGTCCTCGACACCAGATATGGAGACAACAACGTTTGCTCTGCTCGATTGGAACACGATGCAGAGAAGGGTGAAAAATTTTGGGACTCGCCGGAGTTTGACGACTATCGGCGCTAACGATGTATTTCGTATAACACGAATGATATACAAGGATAATTACTTAATTGTCTTTTTCACCGGCTACTTGAACGACGATTCTTCGGGCAACGGCGCCGAGCTGTATCAATTTTACATGGAGACAAAGTGCGATTTGTACTCGTATCGGAGATGTTTCGGCACGCACGCCAACGCGAAGTGCTACAACAAGTGCATCAGCTACAAGACTATGGTCATGCCCGGCCTGCGTGGAGTCCGAAGCGAGCGCATAAACATTATAAAGTACAAACGCGACCCGATCAACGGCCATCACAACAAGTTTTGTCTCGACTCTTTTCTCAACGACATCAACAGGGTCCATACTCAGACCAATCTGAAGGAGGGTCAATATGTTAGATTCAAGAGTGCCCAAAAATGTATCGACAACAGACTGCAATGCGGTTTTAGCGACTTTGAGTCCGCTCAGGCAATGTTCGAGATCGTCGACCCGGACTCGCTGTCTTGTGAAATCGTTCCCGTGATGGCGTGCTACGATATTGAAACGTACTCGAACGGACAGCAGTTTTCGAACGCCGACATCGATCCCATCATATCGATAGCCGTCGTTGTGAAACGAAATGGCAAATTTTTAAAATTGTGCCTCTACCACATGAAACCGGGCATCGTCGACGACATGACCGAGTTTGTCGGCGACGTTGACGCGGACATTTACGCCTGCAGATTCGACACCGAGTTGGAAATGATTGCCGCCTTTTTCAAACTCATGCCTTTGATCAATATGGACTGCATGCTCGATTATAACGGCGACAAGTTCGATATGCCGTTTATCATCGACAGAGTGACGAAAGTGGACTGGCCCAAGGAGATGGTGCGCCGATGCGGATTCTCCAGAGCGTCCGACTTGATTCGCATACAGCGCTACGATCTCGAAGCCGTGGACATTAGGACGAAAGCTTTGTTCGATAAATTTCAAAACAAATTGAACACTCATTTCCTCGTGTATTACACGCACGTCGATCTCTATCAGTTTCTCAGCACCGATTCGGAACAGAACGACGTTGAAAATTTTCAATTGAACACCGTCTCTCAGCACTATTTGAACGACACGAAGGTCGATTTGCCGATCACCACTATGCTCAAACTGTACGAGCGCAAAGAGATGCGTAGAATCCTCGAGTACAACGTTCAGGATTGCGTGCTACCCATCGAGATATTCCTAAAGATCGAAGTCATGGATTTCATGTACACGCAATGCGCGCTCCTATATCTCAGCACCGACGATCTGCTCAGCAACATTTCGCATAAAGTGAACGTGGTTTTCTTCTACAACGCCATAAACAATACTCGTTTCGACGAAACGACAAAAAAGCAAGTGCCCGATCCGTACTTTTTCAACAAGTACGATTTGAGCATCACGTCGGGCAGAAAGCGCACTTTCGACGAACGCAACGACGACGACGGCCCCGTCGACAGTCAAGTGGTGGACTTGACTCAGCTGAAACGCAAACCCATCGCCGTCGCCGACATTCCATGCGACGCGGTCAAGCTGTGTCATCAGAAGCAAAAATGCGTTTACACGGGCGGCAAAGTGTTGTCGCCGAACCCCGGTTTCAAGAAATGGGTAGTGACGCTCGACTTTAATTCGCTCTACCTGTCGATAATGATGCAAGAGGGTATATGTCTGTCGAACGTGTTCGTCGCCGAAGACGGCTTCGTTTACCTGATCAAGAACCGAGAAGCGATAAATCCTAAACTGCTCAAGACTCTTTTGGATTTGCGTACAATGTACAAGAAGAAGCGTGACCGTTTCGATGTCAATTCGTTTCTCTACAACGTGTACGACAAGACACAGAACGCGGTCAAGCGCATCGCCAACAGCATCTATGGATACTTTGGGATATTCTTCAAACCGCTCGCAAACTACATTACAAAGATCGGACGCGAAAAGTTGATGGAGGCAATCGAAAAGATCGAAGCGACCAGCGACGACGAAGACATATTGAAACGTTTCAATCTATCCACCGTACGCTTCAAGGTGATATACGGCGACACGGATTCGTCTTTCATTCAGGTGCTGTTCGACGAAAGCGAAATTCGGGGCGACAACGTCGAAAACGTGATTCGAGACATTATCAACGAACACGTACTGAAGAAGCTCAACGCCGGATGGGTGGGTTACAAGATGGCACTGGAGAACGTAATGTCTAGTCTGATTCTGTTGAAGAAGAAAAAGTATTGCTATTTGAATAGCGAGAACCGTCTCAAGTACAAAGGGTGGCTGATCAAGAAGGATATGCCAATTTTCATGCGCAAGACGTTCCGCGCCGTCGTCGACTCGTACTTGATGGGCCACAGCGTCGCGTGCGGCCTCAAAACGCTCGAGGACATGATGACCCAACATTACCGCAATTTCGGCGTCGACAACAACTACAGCAACTATTGTTTCAGCATGAGCTACAACGAGAATCCTACGGGCAAGAAAACTAAAAAAACTGCGGCGGCTTCGTCGTCGTCGTCAACGTCGCCGCCGCGCAAACGTCCCATCACGATCGCCAAGCATTGCCGCGAACTGTTGAGCAACTCGGGCACCGATTTTCTACCGGGCAACGGCGACCGCATACCCTATTTGCTCGTCGACGTCCAAGGTAGCATTACGCAGAAATCGTTTCCGCTCAAACTGTTTGGGCCCAACAACAGAGTCAGTTGGTTGAAGCACGTCGGCATCATGTGTACGTTTTTCAACGAGCTGATACAAATTTTCGGAGATCGTAAAGAGTTTGAATACTATTTTC